AACATACACACACTCTAAATAAGAATCACTCTTATTTAAATTTCATGCAACATGTTCTGCTTATAATGCACAGAAAATAAGCATAATATGCTGTATATACTGTATATGTATACAGGTATGTAAAGTTAAGAGTCTGTATACAGTATACATATACAGTGATGGATAGTTTCAATTACGTAGTGAGTGATAATACCGATTAAGGTGTTGTACTTAAGTGACACAATCGATAAGGAGTAGGGAGAATACACTAAATCTGTAACTATTTTACTACATATTGCAGAAATAACTTGACAAGTGATTACAGAATCATATACCATGGGGTATCAGCCCCAGTGAAAGTGATACATATAAGTGATACACTTAAGTGTTACACTTAAATGATACATATATAACACTTATAATATACAGTTAAGATATATACACATACTACGTATATAAAACACTTACTATATAAGAACACTTATATACATACTTATAGAGTATAAGAACATTTATATAGATACTTACTTATATACTTACTTGTAATAAAGATCATTTAAGTGTATAATTCACTTACAATGAACACTTAAGTAAAAAATTCACTTAAGTGAGTAGTTGTAAGTGGGGCAAAGACTTCGGGTCTGAGACATAGAACTAATACAATTATCTGTGCTGCCTGATTTCTAATAGCCTATTATCTGTGCTTACTTAAAGCGTAGCCGTTTAAGTGAAACACTTAAGTGAGGCATTTAAGTGTCCTAGATCCAAAGACTCTATACTTGTGATTCCGCAATGAAGGAGCGCAGCGAAGCAAGCGACTGAATGAGGACTAAACCCTTGACGTATGAATAAAAAGAAAATATACCTAAGAGAAAATCACTTATTTGCTGACTTTATTAATGCAGTCTATCGTGACAAGTTAGATAAGGTCCACATACCCCACAGTGATGTCTTCTTTGTACGTGCTGCATTAGAAAAACGTACAGGTATAAGATTCCAGTTACATGAGGTAGAGGCAGCTATGAAGGCAGAGGGTTGGTCTGAGGGTAGGATACTTAAGAGTGATCATCGATATAAAGGTAATAAGAATGCCTGACTTTCCTGAGAGATATAAGAAACTGGGATTTACTGGTTACAACCAACCTAAGAAATCCAATAAGCCAGGAAAGAAAGAGATGGTCGTAGCCAAAGAGGGTGACACAGTTAAGCTGATCCATTACGGTGATTCGTCAATGGGTCACAATTACAGTGAAGAAGCTCGTAAGAACTTTAAAGCTAGGCATGGTAAGAATATAGCTAAGGGTAAGCTCTCTCCTGCATGGTGGTCTAATGAAAGATTATGGAAAGAGGGTGGATCTAGTAAACAACCCCCTAAATCTCAGAAACTTAAGTTTGGTAAATAGTGGCTAAAAAAGGAAAGTTTACAAAGCAATGTCCTGTATGTAATGCCGAACAAGTATACGGCAGATACGATCACTATCAGTCTGCAATAAAAGGTAATTGGAAATGCAAAAAATGTGGCACACCAAAAAATACAGGCCACGGTAGATACGAAGATATTTTATATTCTTGGTTTGATGTAAAAAGAAGAGGTGCTAGAGATAGGGGACTTACTTGGGATTTAACGATAGAGGGTTTGTGGAATCTTTATATCACCCAAAATAAAAAATGTGCTTTATCCGGCGTTGATATAGGGTGGGCGAAAACAGGCCTCACCGCAACAGCATCAATAGACAGAATAGATAGTACGGAAGGGTATTTAGAAGGTAATGTGCAATTGCTACACAAAGATGTAAATTTCATGAAACAGTCCTACAATCAAGATTATTTTATTGATATGTGCAAAAAAATTGCAAGTAAAGCAATATAAGAAGTAATAGCAGTATCTTAATTTCCTAGGAGAATTTAAATGGCAGGTTTTGGTAGAGTAAGTAAACTGTTGTCCCCTTCAGAAGCTAAGGCATTGAAGGCAGGTGAAAGACGCATGGCTCGTGAGGCAATGGATGTAGATCCACTACTTGACGAAGAGTTAGCTGCACTTAAAAAGAAAGAGAAGTCCAGTGAGCTTACTGCTCGTGAAGAAAAGCGTTTAGATGCCCTTATGAATCGTAGGATTCGTGAAGGTGGTGCAGAGAAGCCAGAAGGTATGTCACGTGTCATGAAAGAGCGTGGACTTACAGAGAAAGAAAAGAAAGAACTACAGGAAAGTTTAGGATACAAAAAAGGTGGTATGGTAAAAGCTAAAAAGAAAACAATGAAGATGGCAAACGGTGGTTATGCTAATTGTGGTGCTTCCATGAAACCTGCACAGAAAGCAAAGAAGTAATATGATGAAAGTAAGTGTCTTAAAGGTAACTATGCTAAAGGTGGCATGGGTAAACTTAAAGCTCCATCTATCATGGTAGCTATTGCCATGCCTAAAGCAGGTAAAGCTTCTATGCCCAAAGCACCTAAAGTAAAGGGGGCAAAATGAAGCGCAGCGAAGCGAGCAATAAATGAAGATGACTAAAGAACAAAAGAAAGTGAAGAAAGTTATGGGTGAGTTCAAAGAAGGTACACTTCACTCAGGTAAAAAGGGACCTGTAGTTAAAAGCCCCAAGCAAGCTATAGCTATAGCATTGAGTCAAGCAAGGAAAGTTAAGAAGAAATAAGTGGGTATCTCTTCCTATCCAGATAAAGTATCAATTGCAGAGGGCAGTGGCAATGTAAACTTTTACGGCACTGCCCTTGATGCATTTGGTCGTGTCAGGATAAGCACACCCCTAACACTGTTTGACAGTACAAACAGATATGAAAGTGATCCACACTTTGATACCTCTACAAGTACTGGGGGGAGTGTAACGCATTTACCTAATGAATCTACGGTACGGATGGATGTAACTACATCAAGTGGATCAGAGGTAGTAAGACAGACGTATAAAGTGTTTCCTTATCAGCCAGGAAAGAGCTTACTTGTACTGGCTACATTTGTCATGAATACTGCTAAGACAGGTTTAAGGCAGCGTGTAGGCTACTTTAATGTACAGAACGGTGTGTACCTGCAGCAAAATGATACAACTGTTTCTTTTGTACTAAGAAGCTATACAGGTGGTTCAGTAGATGAATCAAGAGCAGTGACCCAGGCTAATTGGAATGGGGATAAACTGGATGGTACGGGTAAGAGTGGTTATACGTTAGATCTTACCAAGTCCCAGATTATGTTTGTTGATATTGAGTGGTTAGGTGTAGGCAGTGTTCGGTGTGGATTTATTATTGATGGTAAGTTTATTATTGCTCATACATTCCACAATGCAAACACATACAACACGGTTTATATGACTACGGCTACATTGCCTGTTAGATATGAAATAACCAACACATCTGCAACTGCATCAGCTTCTAGTCTAAAGCAGATATGTTCTTCTGTGCTATCTGAAGGTGGATACGAACAAGTTGCAGCAGATAGTATTATTAGACGTACTACGGCACTAAGTTCAATATCTACAACTTTTTTACCTGTACTATCTCTACGTATTGCAAGTGACGCTTTAGGATCAGTCATTCTTCCTAATCGTGTTGCAGTTGTTCCTGCATCTTCAGATACATTTGAAGTAGCCCTCATTAAGAATGCAACTTTAACTGGGGCTTCATATAATACAACAGACTTCTTGCATGTAGATTATGACATTACTGCAACTGCACTTACGGGTGGTACGATTGTGCAAACAGATTTTGTAGTGTCTACCAATCAAAGTTCTGGTAATCTAACTGCTCCTACGGGCTATAACTTTGATTTACAACTAGGTGTAAGTATTGCGGGTGTAAGTGATGTATATACTCTGGCAGTACGTACAGTGTCTGGATCAAGTGGTTCTATATACGCTGCAATGTCTTTCTACGATCTAACCTAATGAATACGACACAGACATCTAAGACAAGGACTGTAGCTGCAGTATTAGGCACTTCTAATGCAGACGTATATACAGTACCAGCTAACTACAAGACAGATGTCATTAGCATATGTGTATCAAATATCGTAGCTGCCTCACGTACCTTCTCATTGGATTGGTATGAGTCTACAACTGCAACATGGCATACCATTGCAGAGGCAGTTGAGTTAGATGGCAATAGCCTACTGCAAATAGAGAACTTATTATTTTTAGGGCAAGGGGATAAACTAAGGGCATTAGCTAGTGCAGCTTCAAGTGTTTCATTGTTGCTGCGTGTCGATGAATACTTTAACCCTACACAGATATCATAATGGGACGCACTAACGAAAAATTATGGGAAAAGGCTAAGGCTGAAGCTAAAGCCAAGATGGGTGGAAAGCACTCGGCAAGAGCAATGCAACTAGCAGGTAAAATCTATAAAGATAAAGGCGGTGGGTACACAGGTGAAAAGACTAAGGCACAGAAAAGTCTTAGTAAGTGGACAAAGCAAGAGTGGGGTACAAAGTCAGGTAAACCTTCTACACAAGGTTCACAGGCTACAGGAGAACGGTACTTACCCAAGAAAGCTATAGAGGCTCTATCGCCAGCAGAATATGCAGCTACCTCTAAAGCTAAACGTGAAGGAACAAAGCAAGGAAAGCAGTTTGTGAGCCAACCTAAGGCTATTGCTAAGAAGGTTCGACCTTACAGGAAAACATAATGGCTAGACAATTATCTGAACTACAACAAAAATTCCTAGATGTCTTATTTGATGAGGCAGGGGGAGATGTTAATCGTGCTAAAATATTAGCTGGTTACTCCCCTACGTATTACACTCGTGATATTATTAAAGGGCTTAAAGAAGAGATCTTAGAGGCAACTCAGATCTTTATGGCACGTAACGCCCCACGTGCAGCTATGTCACTTGTAGATGGCATGGTAGATCCTACAGAGTTAGGTATCAGAGACAAACTCAATGCAGCTAAAGACTTGCTAGATCGTGTAGGTTTAGCTAAGACAGAGAAGATGCAAATTGAAACGAATAACGGGTTAATGATTCTACCACCCAAAGATACTTCTCAAGATGACGAGTGAATATGGGACACAGTGTATTGCCATTAAGAAAGGCAGCAGGTAAGTGGCTATTGCCTCAACCGAAAGATGCAGCTGTAACGGGGGAATACGTACCCATACCAGTAACAGTAACATTAGTTAAACCCCCATTTGGATACAAGTTTTCTGAAGAATCTAAGCTGTTATTAATACCCATACCCCATGAATTAGAAGCATTAGAGAAAGCTAAAAAGTATCTAAAGCAATACGCTTCTCGTAATGTAGCTGCATGGTTAACAAAGGTTACAGGAAGGTACATTAGTCATGTTGGTTTATTACACCGTGTAAAGAATGAGCGACAAAGAAGCGCCAAAGTTAGCATACTTAGGTCATGGGCCAGAAGGTACAAAAAAGCCCTTGAGCTTGCGGAAAAGTACGAAGACAAAAAAGGTACAAAAGTCTACAACATCGCAAAAGAGATCGTTGAAAGTGCCAGACATCTCGATCCAGACTTCAAGTCAGGAACAGGAAGAGACAGTACAAAGACAAAAGGCACAGATTGAGCAGATAGCAAAAGACAATAATGTTGTATTTAAGCCCAATGCAGGACCTCAATCTTCATTTTTAGCTGCAAGTGAACGTGAAGTATTGTATGGAGGGGCAGCAGGAGGTGGTAAAAGCTTTGCCATGCTAGCAGATCCCATGCGATATATGGGGCATCCACAGTTTAGTGGGCTGTTACTACGACATACAACAGAAGAATTACGGGAACTGATTTGGAAAAGTCAGGAGTTGTACCCAAGAATCTATCCTGGGATCAAATGGTCCGAGAGAAAGATGCAGTGGCAGGCACCAAGTGGAGCAAGACTATGGTTTTCTTACTTGGATCGTGACGAAGATGTACTGAGGTATCAGGGACTCTCATTCAGTTGGGTAGGTTTTGATGAATTGACGCAGTGGTCAACTCCATTTGCATGGAATTACATGCGTTCTCGCTTGCGGAGTACCGCACCAGATCTACCTACCTACATGAGAGCTACTACAAACCCAGGTGGTCCTGGTCATGTGTGGGTTAAAAAGATGTTTATTGACCCTAGTCCTGCTGGTAGGGCGTTCTGGGCTACAGATATAGACACAGGTGACACACTTTCGTACCCAAAAGGTCATAGTAAAGAAGGTCAACCCTTGTTTAAGCGCAGGTTTATACCTGCTATGTTGTCCGATAACCCCTATCTTGCTGAAGGTGGTGACTATGAGACTATGCTTTTGTCACTTCCTGAACATCAACGTAAGCAATTGCTAGAGGGTAACTGGGATGTAGCTGAAGGTGCTGCATTTCCAGAGTTTAATCGTCGTATACATGTCATTAAGCACGAGCATATCCCTGGTAACTGGGTTAAATTCAGGGCATGTGACTATGGATATGGCTCATATTCAGCAGTATTGTGGTTTGCTGTATCTCCTGCAGAGCAAGTCATCGTTTATCGTGAATTATATGTAAGCAAAGTACTAGCCAAAGACTTAGCCCACATGGTTATGGATTGTGAACGTAATGATGGACAGATCCGTTATGGTGTTCTTGATTCTTCCTGTTGGCATCGTAGGGGTGATACTGGTCCTTCACTTGCTGAGCAAATGATCATGGAAGGTTGTAGATGGAGACCAGCAGATCGTAGTGCAGGTTCACGTGTAGCAGGTAAGAATGAGATACATCGTAGGCTACAGCTCGATGATTTCACTCAAGAGCCTAGATTAGTGATCATGGATAACTGTACAAACCTGATTGCACAACTGCCTACACTACCTTTGGATAAGTCTAACCCAGAGGACATTAATACAAAGTCAGAAGATCACTTATATGATGCATTGCGGTATGGTGTGATGAGTAGACCTAGATTTTCGATATGGGATTATGATCCAGCTACAAGTAGATCGAATCAAATGCCAATGGCATGTAAAACATTTGGATATTGATAATGGATGAAGAGTTCACAACAGACCGTCAGCTTAGTTTAGATGACGTAAGCAAGAGTGGTGTAGAAGATCCTGTAGCTGCACCTGTTATTAATTACGTCAATGGTAAATTTAAAGAGGCTGAGAATGCTCGTCGTGTGGATGAAGAGCGGTGGTTAAGGGCATATCGTAACTATCGTGGTATCTATGGCCCAGATGTTCAATTCACAGAGACTGAGAAGAGTCGTGTTTTCATTAAAGTTACCAAGACTAAAGTTTTAGCAGCCTATGGTCAAATTATTGAGGTACTCTTCTCTAACAATACATTCCCCATTAGTGTAGAGCCTACAGTCCTTCCTGAGGGTGTTGTAGGTGATGTTCACTTTGACCCTAAGGAAAGTAAACAGAAACCTTTACCTGAGCCTATGTCATCGCCTTATGGCTTTGCAGGGGACGGTAAACCCCTTCCACCAGGATCTACCTTTAATACATTGATGGAAAAGCTTGGCTCACTAAAAAATAAGCTAGGCAATGTAACAGGTCTTAAAGAAGGTGTAGGACAGACACCAACTTCTATCACATTTAGTCCTGCCATGATAGCAGCTAAAAAGATGGAGAAGAAGATCAAGGATCAACTTGATGAGAGTAAAGCCACTAAGCAATTACGCAATACAGCATTTGAGTTAGCTCTCTTTGGCACTGGGATCATGAAAGGTCCTTTTGCTTATGACAAAGAATATGCTAACTGGAAAGAAGATGGCACATATAGCCCTGTCATTAAAACGAGACCAGATACATCCCATGTAAGTGTGTGGAACTTTTATCCAGATCCAGATGCTCATAGCATGGAAGATGCATCATTTATTGTGGAGAGACATAAGCTAAGTAGATCTCAATTACGTGATCTCAAGAAGCGTCCCTTCTTTCGTAAATCAGTCATTGATATAGTCATTGAACGTGGTGAGACTTATGTGAAGAAGTATTGGGAAGATGATCTTAGCGATTATCGTACCGATACAGGGGTTAATCGATTTGAAGTGCTAGAGTTTTGGGGCACTATAGATCGTAAAATGCTTGAAGATAATGGTGTTAAGATACCTGAACCATTTAGTATGGCAGATGAGCTGCAGGCCAATATATGGATTTGCAATGGTCAGATTATCCGCATGGTACTGAATCCATTTAAACCTGCCAAGATACCCTATCACGCATCGCCTTATGAACTGAATCCTTATTCATTCTTTGGTATTGGTGTAGCAGAGAATATGGAAGATACGCAGATTCTAATGAATGGATTTATGCGTATGGCAGTTGATAATGCTGTGCTATCTGGTAACTTAGTCTTTGAAGTCGATGAGACTAACTTAGTGCCAGGACAGGACATGCAAATCTACCCTGGTAAGATATTCCGTAGACAAGGTGGGGCACCAGGACAAGCTATCTTTGGTACTAAATTCCCCAATGTATCGAATGAGAATATGCAAATGTTTGACAAGGCTCGTGTCTTGGCAGATGAATCCACAGGCATACCTTCATTCTCACATGGGCAGACAGGTGTAGCAGGCGTAGGACGTACTGCAAGTGGCATTAGTATGTTAATGAATGCAGCTTCCGGTACAACAAAGACAGTGATTAAGAATGTAGATGATTACTTGCTACGTCCTTTAGGTGAGGCATTCTTTAACTTTAATATGCAGTTTGACTTTGATCCCGAGATTCGTGGGGATCTAGAAGTCAAGGCACGTGGTACTGAAAGTCTCATGGCAAATGAGGTACGTAGCCAGCGGTTAATGCAATTCCTGCAGATTGCAAGTGCTCCTGCACTGATGCCCTTTGCCAAGTTCCAATACATTATTCGTGAGATTGCTAAGTCAATGGATCTTGATCCAGATAAAGTAACGAATAACATGGATGAAGCTGCACTACAAGCTGCATTAATGGCAGCACAACAACCCCAACAACCTGCTGCAGCAATGCCTGGAGGAGTTCCTGGTGTGGCAGATACAGCAGGTACAGGTGGGGGTAATATCGGTGTAGGTCAAGTACCCACACCTGGAGAACAAGGATTTACGGGTAATGTCCAACAACCAAGACCAGCACCAGCACCTCAACAGGCTTAAGAGTGTATTTAATACCCACATTGTATGGGAATCATTTACAGCTACATTAGAAAGTAAAGCAAGAAGCTATTACAAAATTCTAGAGCAAGCTAAAGATCCTATTGATGTGTACAGAGCACAAGGCGCATTAGATGCCCTTATGAAAATGAAAAGGCTAAGAGATGAAATCAATGCCCAAGAGTAGAGCTAAGAAGCAAATGAAGAAGCTGTTTGAGGACGGTGGACTTCTTCAAGAGGGTGGCACAGTAGATAAAGACAGTGGCAATAAAGTACCTGTAGGCTCACTTAAAAAAGAAGTACGTGATGATATCCCTGCACAATTAAGTGAGGGAGAGTTTGTATTCCCTGCAGATGTAGTACGTTTTATTGGCCTACAGAAACTCATGGATTTACGTCAGGCAGCTAAAGAAGGCTTAGCTAAGATGGAAGCCATGGGGCAGATGGGTAATGCAGATGAAGCCACTGAAGATGACACAGGTGAGTTTGAGACTGAGCTTGATGACATCCTAGATGAGATTGAAAGTGAATCAGAGGAAGAGGAAACAGTATCAAAAAAAGCTAAAGGGGGACAGGTCCGTATGGCAGCAGGTGGACTTGCTTCCCCCAATCCTTTTACTACACCCTTTAGTACAGAACGGTACAGTAAAGCTGGACAGAGGGATATCTTTATTCCTACATTCAGTGGACAGCCACAAGGTGCTATCCCTGAAGGATTTCAAAAGAGTACAAAAGTACAAAGCTTCGGTGGGGTATTTAGAGAAGCAGGTGAGGCTAAACCCACAGTAACAGCTACAACAGGTCAGAAAACTACTGCAGATTTAACTAAGACAAGTACAGCTGCAACTACAGATCTGACTAAAACTACTACGGCAATACCTGATGCATACAAAGATTTAGATACCGACACTGATACAGATCAGTATCTCATTAATCTTGCTAAGAAAGATGAAGAGAAGTATGCAGCAGAAAATAAAGCTAAAGGTAGGGCATGGGGCCCTGGTATGACATTAGATAACCCCTTTAAAGACTTAAAAGATTTTGGAACAAGTGAAGTACAAACAGGGGTTGATACCGATGGTACCCCCATTATAGAGACAGTACAAAATGATGCGTACTGGGCTAATCCATATCGTGCTTGGTTACAAACAGATGCAGCCAAAGATAAACCTGGCTCTTCATTTATGTACGATATTTTAAATCATAAAACAACCGATGTAAAAAAGATTGAACAAGAAGGCGCAGTGTACTATCAAATATCGGGCAAAACGGGTGGAGATAACAGGGAAAGAATGTCTCAGATTTATAAAGAAGTAGGAGACAAACTTGTACCCGTTGGCAAAGCTTCTTTTTATAAAGGGGAGCACCCTGACGCTAAAGTTGCAGGAACCCTCGTACAATTTGCTGCTATGGCTGCTGCTCCATTTACAGCAGGGTGGTCTACGGCAATAGGCAATGCGGTTTTAGGTGCAGGTGCAGTTGGCGCACAAACAGTCGGAGCTGCCATTTTAGGTGCAGCTACGAGTGGGATTACTGCTGCTGCAGTTGGTGGTGATGTAAAAAAGGCTATGATTTCTGGTGCTGCATCTGGAGTATTTCAAGCTAATGCAATGGATATTACTAGTGCAATAGTTGGCGTTGAGAATATCAATTCAATTGCAACAACTTTAAATATGAAACCTCAACAAGTTGCAAATGTTTTTTCTCAATCCATAGGCAGTGGTGTGGTCAAAGCTATTCAAGGTGGTGATTTAGGGGATGTATTAACTTCATTTAAAGATACACTAATTTCTTCCGGTGTATCTGAAATAGCTGCAGCCAATGTAATGAAATCATTATCAGGAACAATGGACCCCAATAACTTAAGACGTATTGGCACAGCAACTAAGATGCTGTCTAACGTGGCTATCAATGCTTCTATGAAAGGTTTAGATATTAATAAAGCAATTCAGTATTATGCACCTACAATAATGACACGAGCATTGACTACCCCAGGCGGAGGATGATATAATAGATAGTTAGCTATAAAAGGGTGTAGCTTTCAAATAACAATAACCCTTCATTATGGGCCATTTTAAATAATAGCCTTTGGGCCACCTGATGAGACAGCCCCCACTTCAAGAGGTAAATATGTCAGATCAACAGCAAGAAGTACAACAAGTAAAAGTTGCAGGTTTTATTAAACGCTCGGCTAATCATGAACGTATTAAAGAAGAAGAGGAAGAGCTAAAACAGTTGATGGAGGATAATAAAAAAGATACACCTCCAGAAGATGATAACATTGAACCCGATAGCGCAGAAGAAAGAAGTTTTAAAAAGCGTTATGGTGATTTGCGTAGGCACTCACAAAAGCAACAAGTTGAACTGCAAAAGCAAATCGATGACTTAAAAGCTCAACTCGATAGTACAGCAAAACAAACATTTAGTCTGCCTAAGTCTGAGGATGAACTTGAGGCATGGGCAAATGAGTATCCAGATGTAGCAAAGATCGTAGAGACTATTGCCATTAAGAAAGCACGTGAACAGTCACAAGAGCTTGAATCACGGCTACAGAAGATTAATGAGATGGCAGAGGAAACTGCTAAAGAGAAAGCTGAAGCAGAGCTAATGCGATTACATCCAGATTTTGCCAAGATTCGTGATCAGGACGAGTTCCATGAATGGGTTGAAAAGCAACCTCGGTGGGTGCAAAGTGCGTTGTACGACAATGAGAATGATGCGGTATCGGCAGCTAGGGCAATCGACCTATACAAAGCTGACAAGGGTATTACACAGAAACGTAGTCGAGACA